TCCTGGCTTTGTTCCTGGCAAAGTTCTCACAACACCCCAAGGATTTCGGTCTATCAAGTCTGGAACGCTTACCGACGTAGGGTCTACGAAGATAAGATTGTTTAGTGCCGCCTGTACGTTGTCGATTCTTGAACGTAGTAACCAAGTTGATATCTCGTGCATCGGAAGCAGTATGTCATACAAAGATTGGCTGTATGTTTTGTGTTGGTCGTTGTATAAGCCGCCAAAAGCTACTGGGAACTGTCTTCCGTATGGATTGAGTTGAAATCTGATGATTGCTTCTTCGTCTAGGACTGTCATGCAAACCCATAGCTGTTCTATTTGTGGGATGCCGACTTCGTAGCCGTTTAGCCTGACCCATGCTTCGTCTATGATTCGTGTGTCATCTAGTGTGAAGTGGTAGCCGTTCTCGTCACCTCTTGGGTCTTCAGGGTTTATGTTCAGACCCTTGCCTTCTTCTTTTACCCACCTGTGTGCGTCCCAGCCTGACTTGAAGTTGCTAGTTCTCTTAGAACGCAAGCCAGGATATTTCTTAATCTTTGGGTAGTGTGGTGAACCATACAATGCGTTTGTTGATATGTGGTCTGTAAAAACGACGTACTGCATTCTGTCCCAGTCGCCCCATTGAACTCTTGGGTCTGGAAAGCATTTGCGTGGGTCAAAGTTTACAATGTGATTTGTGTTTGATTGAGGGTCCCAGATTACCTTCGTCGGTGCAAAACCATAACGGATGCTGTCCATAAGCATCTGAGCTATTCGTGCTTCGCCAGCAGTTCTACGCATGTGCTGGTGTAGTAATCTTTCTAATATCAGTGATGATTTACGAGACTTTCGGTTGAGACCTTCTAGTTGGAACATAGGGTTACGACCAGCTAGTGCCGCCATCAAATATGTCAGAACTGTGTCGGCGATTGCCCTTGTATCGGCAACCACTGCTTTTTCTCTAAACTTTGTACTGTCTGCTGGAACCCACACGTCGTGTGCTCGGTCTGCGTCACGCCAGTGTGTGTATCGTCGTGAAATTCTTTCGTATGACATCTTTGTTATAGCACGAACGTAGTCAACGAGCTTTGTCTCTTGCTCGTCTGATAACATGTCTGAGATGTCTTCGTATGCCATCAATGGCTCTGCAAGGTTAGACAAATCGCAGACCATATCGTGTTTTTCTATTTTTATGTCTTTGTATTTAGCCATTTATACCTCACCCCATGATTTATTCCACGAGTCTGGTTTCTTGTATTTGTCCCACCAGTTACCAGACGACGTGGGTGAAAATTGTTTGTTTAGCGAAGAAGCCATATCTATCGAACCTTCAAACATATCACTCGTCGCTCCACTCATTCTTGAACATACATCAAGTCCCATAGAAAGAGCGTCCACTTGGTCGTCGTGTGCTCCGTTTGGGAACGACTGCATTTCGTTCATAAACTCGTCAAGCCATCCTACATCTTTTGGTAGGAAAACTCGTCCGCCTTCTATAAGAGGCGTAACAGTGTTCAATCTTGCTACTTTGTCTTGGTTGACTTTAAATGGTATTACCGAAATACCAGACTGGTTTCTAAGCTCTTGTATAAGTGATTGACCACTGGCTTTATCTTCTATGTAAAACCCACGCAGTCCTTTGCCACGCCACTTTGCGTTTACTGTGACGCACATTCTTTTTAACTCTGGAAAGTCATACTTGCCTCGTATGACATCTATAATGTGTATGTCTCCGTTGCGGTCTAACCCCATAACCATAAGAACCGAGAAGTCGGCTTGCTCTGTTTTCTTAAACGCAGTATCTGCCGATATAATTATCTGAGTGCACTCCATGCCATCAGAGTATCGCCACCATCCTTCTTTAATTAAGTTACCGCCTTTGATGTAAGGGCTTTGCTGATACAGTGACGCAAACTCTCTAGGGTCTAGTCGCTCACGCTTCTTTAGCTCTTCTAATGGGAAGCGTTCTTCCCACAGTGCTTCTTCTTGGTCTGCTACATAAAATCTTTTTGCTGGCGAAACTGTACTTAACTTGCCGCTTGGTATATAACGTGGGTCGTCGGGCGGAAGTGATGCTACAGATAGCTTTGCTCCGCCTGACACCAACTTAACTGCTGGAAAGTTTATGTGATGCCACGCACCTTCTTTCCAATCATCTGTATCCATAAGTCTGCCAGCTACGTCGTCAACGTGCCAACGTGTGAGAATCATAATCTCTAGGGCTGGCGTTCCGTCTGGTTCAGGTTGCTTTCTAGTTGTGAGAGCACTGATGTAATATGACCAAGTCTTGTTTCGCTGTGTGGCACTGTCGGCTTCTTCCCTAGCCTTAATCGGGTCATCAACCAGTAAAAGAGTTGCCGCCCTACCTGTAGTAGAGCCACCGATACCCGTAGCATAATAAGTGCCGCCTTGAGTTGTACGCCAATCGTCAACAGCCCTAGACTCGTCAGACAATCGAAAGTCAGGGAAGGATTGCTCAACAATCTTCTCTCTCGCATGGTCCCTGGTCTGACGACCGAAGGTTTTAGCGAGGTCTTGGTTGTATGATGTAGCCAAAACATTTCTGTTTGGTTTCTTGGCTAGATAATATACTGGGAATAACGTTGACGTTAGCCAAGACTTTCCGTGTCTTGGTGGCATCGTGATGAGTAATCTTTTTGCATTTAAGTCTCCTCTTTCTAAAGCGTCGAGAGTTTCAACAAGCTCTTGTTGGAATGGTGCAAGCTCAAACTGAGGGGCTAGTGCCTTCACGAATCCTTGGAAGCTGGTTTTCGTTTCGTGTATCTGTAGTAATCTTTTCGCCGCTTCCGCTCGTGTCACTTGCATCTCGGTACTCTCCTTCTAATGTCTCTGCTTGTTTAGCAATCTCTTGTAATTCTTCTATAGTTAGCTCATCCATGTTTTTTGTTTCGACTGTGTGCTCGTTAAAACTGTGATGCAAGTCAGGCATAACTTTATTTAACATCATGCCAAACAATCTGACTTGTTGATTGTCCCATTTTTTAGAACCATCAAGAACCAACCGCACATCAGGTATTTTATTTCGCACAACATCCAAAACACTACGACGAACTCTGTCTACTTGTTGTGGGGTAACTGGAGGCAGTCCGTTGCCTTTCGTCGGGTGTGGATTTTTGCGTACAAACTTACCCATAAATCTCTCCTTTGCACCAAATATAACTTAATTAAACAGATTATATCGTCCTTGTCTTAGATTTATTACAACGATTTCAAATTTTGGTGCGAAAATTCTTGGGGGTGGGTGACAGTGACAACCAGGGTCGTCGGCGGGACGGGGCTACCGCCCCGTCAGTCCAAGATTCGCAGAATCTTGTGCAAAAGACTACGTCTTTCGTCTTTAAGTCGTTGATATTGCTAGATTTTTGTTGCCTATCTAGGGCAAAATGTTGGTTATTGTTCTTCGTTGTTTTCAAAAGGCGGTCTTATGTCAGCAATTCAATGCTAGTATAGGAAAGAAAGTGAATCATATCAAGGTGTTAGAGATTATAGCGATAGTTCCCCCAAAGGGGGAATAGGGGGGAGTAAATGATGAGCGTTTTGCCGTTTTCCGAAACTGCGAAACAATAACCCAGTAACCCTAGTGGTTACACATCCAAAGGAGATAAGCATGCCTAAGAGCAAGCAAACCAAAATCACTGTCGTATCTACATTCACTTCCAAGAACTTTGGCAACTGTGCCTCAACTGTCAAGGTTGACGGCGACACCAAAGCCATCGAGAGAGTCAACAAGCAACTACTCGGCAACAACGAGTGGTCAGCGAAAGACAAAGTCTTGGTTACCAACTGGGCAAGACAAAGCCTCAAAGGTGCTGAGTACAATCGCTACAAAGCTGACAAAGCTGGTTGGTCTCAAGAGGTCAAGGCTAAGTTGTCCAAGAAAATCAACCGACTCAGAGCCTTGATTGAGGCTCTGACTGGTGAAGCTATGGCAGTGACCAAAGCTACCAAGCCGAAGACGAAGACCAAGACGAAGTCTTCTGCACCGCAAGGTTGGGATGCTTTGACACCTGAGATGCAACAAGCATTCATGGCTATCATCTCAGCGAAGTCCAAGAAGTAACTACCACAACGAGGGATGACCGAAAGGTTGTCCCTCGTTTTTTTTTGTCTGTGTCACAGGTTCAAAACC